GCAACTAACACCTCACGATAAGATAGGCTTAACATATCATCACTACCTTTTGAAATAGCACTATCTAACACCCCAACAAAATCTTGAGCATAATAACCTAGTTCAACCTTTCCGTTTTTAGTGTAGAGTTTTGGAGTGATTGATGCAATGCCTTTTGTTTGGTAATTGTCTTGAATAAGTGTTTTTAATCTACTATCGGATGATTCAAAGAATGAAGTTGCCGTTACACTACTAGAGAATGTAGCTGCTCCTGTACTAGATATGCGAAATCTTTCAGTACCTGTGTATGTAGCACCGCCTGTTCCTGATGCTGCATTTTCAAATACCATTGAACCATCGCTATCTACTATAAATCTTCCAGCGCCTGCTGTGTTTATATATTTATAAGCACTTCCATTATAATAAATATTATTAGAAAATTGACCAAAATTTGTACCATTTGAAGTAACAGCAATGCTTCCTATTTGTATTATATTAGGAAAAGTTACTGTACTCCATCCCGATATTGCTCCCCCCACTCCTACTGTACTAGAGAATGTAGCTGCTCCTGTTACAGCAAGACCATTTAATATTTGTAATGCTTCATAATTTGTAGTTATAGCTACAGCATTTGTTCCACTTGGTCTATATATACTTCCTATTGTTGTTCCTCCAGCAGCAAATTTTAAATAATTTTGGTTAGCAGCTGATACTGTACTACTTAAAGTTAATGGATATGAAGCATCTGTTGAACTAAACCTTCCTGTACCATTAACATCTAGCTTGTAGCCTGCATCAGTAGTAGTTCCTATTAAAACTCTTTCATTATCATTTATTAAAAATGCACTTCCTTCAGTTCCTAAAGCGTATGCAACTCTAAATAAATAAGTACCTCCATTTCCACCACTTCTAATAGATAATCCATTTTCAGAAACGCTACCTTTTACATATAATTTATTATTAGATGGAGAAGTAGTATCACCTATTAATAAACTACCACTAGCCGTTAAGGTCATTGCTTGGGTAAAGGTTATAGCGTTACCTGCCGTTCCTGAAGGGGCTTGTAACCAAGCAAATCCACCATTATATTGTTGAAAATATTGTGATGTTCCCGTTGCTATGTATTTCCAACCTGCATTATAATAAGCATTAATACCTTGATAATTAGCTGAACCATCAGCAGCATTAAAATACTTTGTATTTTGTTGTATAACAGTAAAACCACTTTCCCACGCACTCGGTGTAACTCCTAATCCTAAATTGCCTGATTGAGTTAAATATAATTGCTTGGTTGCACCATTAGCTGATAACGATAAATCCATACCTGCTTCGGCAGCAATATCAGCATAAACACTTGCAGCATTATAATTAGGGTTTATTATTAAAAATTTACCACTCCTTCTAAAAAAGGCATAACCTGCTACATCAATATAAGTTGAAGCATCTTGAATAATACTATTCCCTATTGTACTTCCTGTTGAAGTAAATTTAGCTATATAATTATTATTTCCTGTTCCTGTTACAGGATTAGTTAAAGCACTTTGGTATTGTGGAATATTTAAAGTGTTTGAACTAAAGGTCGCTGCTCCACTTGTTCCTGTTGTTGTTAAGGTTATTGTTCCCTGCTTTGAATTGAATGTACTCCAATCTGCACTTGATAAAGCCCCTCTATTCGTTGCACTTGCAGTTGGTACATTTAAAGTAATTACAGGAGTTGTTGTACTTGTTGCAACAGTTGAACTTAAATCCGTTCCACTTGTTCCTATTGTTAATGCAGCTACGCTTGTAACTGTTCCTACACCACTACCACCTACTAATGCTATTGTACCACTTGCATCAGGGAAAGTATAAGTTCTATCAGTATTATTTGTTAATGAACTTAATTCAAAAATTGCTGATTTATAATTTGTACCATCAACATCCGAAATAAATACATATTTTCTTGCATTTGCATTAATACTATTATAGCCTACAACATTACCAAGATAGGTTGTACCTTGTTTAATGATTAAATATCCACTTAAAGTTCCACTACCACGAGCAGTATATCCTACTGAATCTACCCCTGATGCGGTTAAAAGATAAGCACCTAAATTTACGCTTCCTGTTGCCCCTGTATAAGGAACAAGACCTGTAATTGAAGGAATGTCGCTTGTTAAAGCTATTGTTCCTGTTGCATTAGGAAAAGTAAAAGTATATCCTGTTGCACTTGGCAAAGTAAATGAATTACTAATACCTCCACCACTTGTGAATTTAACTCCATTGGTTAATCCACCTAAATTCATATATCCTGCTAATGAACTACTTGAAGCATTTTGTAAGAATATACCTCCGTTGTTTTTAGTAGCATCCGAGAAAGTCTTTGTCCCTGCTATCGTTTGAGTACCTGTTGTAATTAATCCCCTTGCAGTTGCACTAGCATCAGGAATGTTGAAAGTATGTGTAGCAGTTGCACTTGAGATATTGAAATCCGTTCCACTTGTTCCTACTTGAAAGTATTGCACTTGAGCAGTTAAACCATTCAATGCAGTTATACCTGTACTAAAAGTTGTTATAACTTGACACAAATGAGAATCTTGAGTATGAACTGTTGTAGTTTTACCACCGCTATTTGTAGCGTATAACTTAATAGCCAACCTATCCGTTAAAGCCAAAGTTGTAGCTGGAACTGTCATTCCAAAAGTGTAAAGATTCAAGTTAGTTCCATCATATAAAATCTCATTGCTACTTGTAGAAATCAAAGTGAAAGTAGTTCCATCGTACTTGTATAATTCAGCATACATCTGCGGTGTACCTCCGTTAGCACTCATTGAAGCATAAATCTCATAGTTCCAATTACCTGCTGGGATATTTAATTGTGCAGGGTCGTTAGCATCCGTTAAGAAAGCTACTATAAAACCATCTCCTGATTTAGCAAAATCAACCCCTGTTCCTGTGTCAGCAGTTTTACTCATTTCGTAATAAGTAGTACCACCAATAGTGCCTTGACTTGTTCCTCCGTTAAGATAATACGAAACCGAAGAACCGCCACCGCCACTTGAAGGGAAATCTGCTAAAGTACCATCTCCCCTGATATATTGTGAAGCAACACCTGCTCCTGTTACTGCAATCGTTCCATTAGCCGTTAAGGGGCTATTTGCGACACTAAAAGCACTCGGCATAGATAAACCTATGGAAGTGATTAAAGTAGGGAAGGTTGTCAAGTTTCCTGCTCCGTTTACATATTGAAGATTTGTTCCGTTGAATCCTATGTTAATTGTTCCGCTTGTAGTAATTGGCGAACCTGTGATATTTAAACTATCACCGCTTTCAGTAACCGCTACACTTGTAACTGTTCCTGTTGCTCCTGAAGCCCTTTGCCATATAGAACCTGAATAAATAGCTTGGTCTCCGTTGAAAAATAAAATTGCACCTGCCCCAAAGTTAAACGAAGTTCCCCCTGCCGCTGCACCTTCAACTAAATATACATCGCCTTGATTTCCTGTGCCATTTACTAAAGTCGGTGTATTTGTAGAAATATTCCAAGTACCCTTGTACTCCATCACCGAATTTGGTAATTGACTTACTAAAATCTTACCATTTACATCAAGTCTTGGCACACCATTAGCAACATCAAATCCTAATGAAGTCAATACTCCACTTGTTCCAATAATTACATCTTGTAAATTCCTAACTTTCGCACCTGCTGAAACAACTATTTGATTTGCCATCTTATATTAATTTATAACTAAATTATTGAAATAATGCCCTAATAAACTCCCCACTTTCTAATACCCTTCCAAATGTCAAAATCCCTGTCGCACTTACCCACTTCACTTGCTCATCAACAGGAGTTCCTGTAATCAATATTTCCTGAACATCAATACCACCACGAGAAACATAAAGACAATCCTTACCTATCATATCCGTATATGTAATAGTCGTTTCTCCACCTGATGCAACTGTTCCCTTTGTGTAAACCGCACCTCCAGCAACAATAACTGTTCCACTTGGATTAATTGTCGTTCCTGTTGTTCCATAAGCACCTGTACCCTGTAACGATACACTATACGTTGCTATGTCTTTATAAGGTGCGTTAATTTGTAAACTTGTTAAATTACAATTACCGCTAATCACTACCAACCCATCAACTCCGTTATCAATAACAAATTTTACTAAAATTGTAGTCCTATCTTGTTGTTGTTGAAGTAAAAACAAATAGCCATAACCATCCAAAGTTATAAGACCATCACAAGTTACACTCCAAGTTGCTATGTCGTTTTTGTATTCTCTATACCACGCACTCGTTTGGCTTGTTACCTCTTTTTGGTCAACACTTACACTAAATGTGCAATTTGTAGAACACGAAAACGGAATATCCCTACCACTTGGATATGTAACCGAAGGTGGTTCAAAATAGTATAAAATTATATTGTTGCCCTGTACTTTATCTGCCATATTACAAAGTTAATTAATTAAAAGGTACTCCATTTACTGTGAATATTGTTTCTATTGTGCTTGATAGTTCCACATTAGAAATATCTAATAAAGTTGCTTGAGTTTCACATCCTACTATGTCAATAGTCATATTCCCTGTCATATATCTATTATCCTCAATGTTTATTTGTGCTGGGTCAGTATCTAATATCTGCAATAACTTATTCGCAGCAAAATTTCCATTAGTCGTTGTTATTCCAAATAAGTTGCAATCAACATTTATTAAGTTTCTTCTATAATTGTTTATGTATTCCTTCATTATAGTTTGGCTTAAACCATCCGTAGGGGTTGTATATGGTCCGTAACGATACCAACCTGTTGCAGATACAAAGTTCCCTGATACTAATTGTTGTATAGTTCCGTAAGCCATATTTGCTTGAGTTCTATTAACACCATCTCCACTATATATAGGATAACCTAATGGCAAATCCATTTCCAATTGATATTGATTATTTGCATCAACTATTGATGTAGATGTAATCAATGATAAAGGAGAATTAAAGGTCAATCCAAAAGAACCAATCTTTACATTAGTAGCACAATTCACAATATCTTGTGTTAGCATATAAGTAATTGCTAAAGTGCCATTTATAGGAATTGGTGGTGTTGTTATTGATACCTCATTTATTTTATCTTCCTCTACTAAAGGAACTTCATAATAATTGTCAAAAGGGGCAACCGAAGCATCTTGCCAAACGCTATCAACATTTAAATAATATATTGCAGCACCGCCACCAATACCTGTTATTTGTAATTGTATTTGTCCTCTTACTTTATCAATACTTTGCTCAAAAAATGTTTGAGTATAAGTTAGGGTGTCATTTTCAGTTACATATCCAACAGGATTTGTATGCACTTCCGTTAATCCTGTAACCCCTGTTGATGTTCCTAATGTAATATTAAACCAATCACTTGCTTCGTATGGTTTACTAACTATTGTAACGCTTCCGCCTGAACCTTGATTAAATGTTTGCCATAATGTAGGAAATCCACTTGTTAAACTCTTTAGGTTTGGATTTGATATGTAGTTAGGTGAGTAACTAATATCGTATCTATAATTGAAATTGTTATAACCTTTTTTAAATAGCTTTATTTGGCTATTATTAGTAAAGTATAAACCGCTTACATTTCCTGTATATGGTTGAATTTCGCTTAATGTATCAAATGTTCCTGAAGTAACTAAAACACCTGCTGGTGTATATTCCGTAAAATAAGTGTAAGCAAAGTATGGAGCAGCAGCAAATTCATTGACCGCTACAATATACCATTTGCCATTTGACTGATAAAGTTTACAACCAAATGACTTTAATATTTTAGTCAAAACAACTAAACAAGTTTCGTATGTTTCATCATCATTTTGGAAGTAAACAGGTCGTAAATAACTTTGATTAAATGGTTCGTATTGGCTACCATCACCCCTATTTGACATTCCAGCTGCATAATAAGAACAAGCAGTTATAAGATTTAACCCTGTTGGGAATCCTATTTCACCTAAACAAGAATATAAAAAATAAAGTGTGCTTTGTGGGCTTAATTTAGTGTTACCAGCAACACCAGTTTCAACATAAGTAAATGGAATATAATCTAACATTCCAAGTCCATCAATAGCATTAAAAGATAATTCTTTTCTACCTGTGGTAAATGAGTATTGAACCAAATCACTTAAAACCCATCCTTGCCAATAAATAGCACCATCTATAAATAACTTAACTAAATATTTCCTATCATTCAAAGTTGTAAAGTCAGGCATATTATCATCATCATCCGTTACATCAATACTGACATTTAACTGACTTGCATAAATAGGTTCGTAAATATCATCACTTCTTGGGATGTATTGTAACTGAATTGCAGTTGCAGGATATTCAATTACCGCAGCAACTACTTCATCAATATACATTTCTACAACCGCAATTTCATTGTTTTTGGTTGCAGCAGTTATTTGGTATTTTAAGTTATATGCCACCTCTCCTTAAATTTAATGATGAATTAGACCTTTGTAATGCTAAAACCAAATCATTGCCTCTTAATACAAATGAACCATTACCACCCATTCCAACACCACCACTCATTGCACCTGCATTAAATGTAGTGTTAAGCATTCCGCTTAATTTACTTAATGGCATAATTGCCTCTGCTCCAGCTTCTCCTATCATTCCTATTTGTGGACTTGTAACAATACCACCAGCAGCGTGTTTTTGTCCTTGTCCTAATAAACCCATAATGATATCAAAGAATCCTGTTCCACCTGCTGCTGCTCCTGCTGCACCTCCTGTTCCTATTGTAATTGCACCTTGAATGGCTGCAAATATTTGTGCTCTAATTATTGCAAACGCTAAATCTTCTGCAAATTGTAATACTGAATCACTTAATGCTTTAAATACATTTTCTCCTTTTTGAATTTCGTGAAATGCACTTTGTAATGAACTTGTAATATTACCAGCCATATCTCTTGCAAATGAATCTGCTGCATCGTGTGCTTCTTTATATTGTTCTTTTACATTTTTAAGGAATTTAGTTAAATCATTATCAGTAGTATTAAGTTTTGATTTATTAACTAATTCACTTCCAAATGCTAATTGTGGTTTACCAAAATATGAACCATCTGCACCTCTTAATTGTTCTCTTGCTTTTTGTTCTAAATCTGCATTATATAAATCATCCTTTATTATCTCTTTTGGAGTTAAAGATTTAAGTATTTTAATTGCTGGAGCAGTATTAATATTTTTTAATTTATTAACATATTCTTGCCATATTTTTTCAGATTCAATAAAATAATCTTGTTGATTTATTAATGATTCATTAAATAATGTTAAATTTCTTTGATTAGATTCTTGATAATCTTTTGTTGCTTCAGTTAATGGGTCTTTTTTAACGGCTCCTGTTTTATCAGTAGTTAAATTAAGATTAAATCCTTTAGCAAATAAATCAGCAGCTGAATTAGCATCTAATGCTATTTTTCTAAATTGTGCAGTTAAAATTTCTAAATCGCTAACATCTTTTTTATATCTACCAACCGCATTTGTAGTTGCAGTTTTATTTGGGTCAACAACACCAGCAGGAGTTAAAACACTTAAAAAGTCTTGAACAGACACTTTTGGACCTTGTGCTTGTAATAATCTTAATTTAAGTAATTCTTCAGCTGCTTTTTTACTTGCACTATCTGCTAATGCTCTTTGAAATGATGCTTCTACATATGCAGCACTTTTATCTTTAAATGTTTTCTCTGCTTCGTTTATATCTTTTTTAACACCAAAATTTTTACCTAATTCGGTATTGTAAATTTTTAATGCTTCATTCCCTGTTATTATTCTACTATGATATTCTTGAAATGCTATACTTACTTTATCAACTTTTTCAACTGCTGATTTAAATTCTTCACCAACACCTGCTAAAGATTCTTTTTGTGATTTTAGTACTTGATTACCTGTAATTATTTTAGTAAAAAAATCAGATATTTCATCACCAAATTTTAAGAATATAAATGTAACCGCTGATAATGCTACACCAATACCTGCTGGTCCTGTTAAAGCACTAACTAATTCTTTTTTAACAGTTGAACCAGTGTCTTTTGCTCTTTCTCCTAATCTTTGAAATGATTCTAATAGTGGGTTTAAGTTATTCGCAACACCCATAAAACCATAATTCAAATCTTGTAAAACACGACCTGAATTTACTAATGCCTGATTTGCTTGACCTGAAGCACTTCCTAGAGTGGTAAATTTCGTTTTTAATCCTTCGGTGGATTTAGCTAAATCTTCAACGGCTTTTAATGCTTCTTTACTATCAGCCGTTATAATAAGTTGTAAAGTTTCTGCCATTTTATTTTTAATTTACTCCGTACAATTTAAGTGTCCTTGCCAATTGGTCGCTTGTTAGCATAACTTTTTCTTCCTCTACTTCTACATCATCAATCTCTGGTATATGCCAAAATACCTTTATACTTTTGGGTGATTTTTCAGCAGTGCTACTTAAATATACAATATAGGCAAGGTTTCTAGTCCTTGCCCATTCGTTTAACTCTTGCTTTTCTTTACCCATTACGATAATAGAAAAGTCTTTCCAAGTCATTTCCCAAAACTCATTGGGTCTTATATTACATTCAGCAGCTTTAACTAAAATATCATCCCACCCTAACTTTACTAGGCTTTTTTTTTTCTTCTTTAGGTGTACCTTGAACTGTTATTACAGTTGTTGAAATAATGTATTTAACATATTCAATAATACTTCCTTTTTCATTAAAAATACCCCCAGCTTCATCAATCCAATCACAAATGTCATTTTCATTATAGTCAATACTAACTTTATTAGCTATACAAGCAGATTTGTAACCTATATATATTAATAATATAATTAAGTCTAAATCGTATTGTGGATTACCTAATAATTCAAAGTATTTACTAATAGGCAAGTTTTCTTTTTCGCCTTTTTCATTTGTAGTTCCTTTTGCAATACAAAATTCTCGCATCGCCCAAGTACCCCATTTTAATTGAATTATTTTGTTGTTTAGTTTTAATTCAAACATAGTTTAGTTGTTGTTTTAAGCTTGTTCAGTTTGTGCAATTGGTGGAACACATACTACAAAAGTTGCAGTGAATTTCACATCATCTTTATCAGCAGCAGTTACATCAAAGTTGCTAATAAATACAGTGCTTGTTGAAAGACCACCATAATATACATCACCAGCAGCAGGACTTGCTTTACCCATTTTAATAGTAAATTGAGTTCTTGCAGCGTGAGCAGCATACAATTGTTGGTAAGAATCCTTGCTTGGAGTTCCTGTTTCATCAATTGCAAAACCATCAGCTTTGAATGATTGTGTAAATGCTGGACCTGCTTGAAATTGGTCTCCACATTTTGAAGTTGCATCAATAGTGTTTACAGTTGATGTCAATGAGTTTGTTGTTAAACAAGCCACAGGTATAAAAGTTGTACCTCCAGCTAAATCTGCTAAAAGGATATAATCCCTTGCTGATACTTTAGTTTCTGCCATTTTATTTTAATTTTGAGTTATTATTAAATTATAAGTTATTATTGTTCTAAATACGTTGTCCAAAGGGTTTAAACCATCTAAATTTCTAATTGAAGCAACTACCAAACTTGAAGCAGTAAACCCATTTGATAAGGTTATTGCGGTTTCGGAATTGATTGCAGCTAGTATTAAATCGCTTATCGTTTCGGCTCTTTTATATCCAAAGTTACTATTTTTTATGACAATGTCAACATCCATAGTAACGGAGTTGGTGTAACTGATTTTACCTTGTTCCTGTGCGGATGTTCTGCCTGTCATAATTATATATTCATTAGGTGCAGAATCAGGTGCAATGCCATCATAAACAGGCAATCCACTTGAACTTGTCAAATGAGTATAAAACCATTTTTTTATCTCTATATTAGGATTTAGCATTTAACAATTTTTTTAATCTATTAAACAATTTGGGTTTTTC